CTCGCTCTAACTGAAGAGAATTTGCACGTATCAATCCTGTAGTAATAGGATCTGGTTGTGTGGTTTCCTGTTGCTGTGGAACAAATTTGCCCGTGAAAACAGATGCCGAAACCCTCGACCTTGCTACTCTTATTCCTCCTAATATGGGCGATGATAACTCAGCCATTGAATTGATTCTTTAGGTTTTCTTCTTCAATATACTGTTGGAGGAAAGTTAGATAAATTTCTTTCTCCCAAGGTATCATATTTTCTAGCTCTGTCAAGCTATATTTATGGTGTTGCATCAAAGCAAAATTAATTTTGAAGTATGACTCAAGGTCAGTATGAGCCATACTTACGCGAAAAAAGATGCCAATCCTTCCAGAACTACATCACTCTCAACACCAGTATTAGGATTTTTAACTTTCATTGTATGTGAAAGTTTTGGCATTGTCTCGAAGAACTTTTCAATTTCCTTAAACTGCTTTGAATTCAAAGATTCTACAAACTCATTCAATTCTTTCCTTGAACAATCTTTTGCAGACCAAGATTCATCATCACTATAAATTTGCTCGATGCATGATGCAATTAATTCAAATGTTTGTGCAACACCAATCTCATCATCGGCAGTAAAGTTATTTTTGATAAACTCACTCATTGATGGATACTTCATTCTCAAGATGTGAGTATCATCAAGTTTGATATCTTTGTTGTGCTTTTCATCTATATGAACTTTTATTTCATCCAATGTAATTACAATCGGCACTTGTGTCACACCATCATCTGGACAAGTAACTAATACTTCAACTTCTTCACCAACAGATTTACCTCTAACATTCAAGAACAAATATTCAATATCAAATGTAGATAATTCATCTACTTTTACTCCACGTGTCAAAATGCAAGAACTTAGAACATCTTTGATTGCATTGGTGATTTGTTTATTATCTTCACTTTCCATCGCAATGATGAGAACTTTTTCTTCTTTAACTAGAAAAGGACGATACTTAATTTTTTTCCCAGTTGAAGGTAATTCCAACTCATATGTTGGTGTAGATATTTTTGGTAATGGCATAATAACCTATAATATTTTCAGATAAAATTATTTATTGATGATATTTGATCCACTACCTGATATACTACTACCTGATATACTTGATAATGGATTTGTTGATAGTTTTGTACCCCCATAACTAGTAAGATTATTATTGTAGGCTACACTATTAAGAATCAGTGGCTCATTTGTACCAGTAAACCCAATTACGGGAGAACTCTTATCTGTACCCGTTTTTTGTGTAGAAGCAGAAGCAGATCCTTTACCTGACTTTCCTACACTTCCAAGTACAGATTGAAGATTGTTTGAAGTGCCATCATTAATTGATTTGCTATCCACAGATCCACATACGTATCTTTCGTAATTGAACGAAACACCGACTTTCAGAATCTCAGAAGAATCATAACTTACTGGCATTGCGTTTATTGTTTTTGGATAAAGACCTTTAAAGTTATACTCAATGTATCTATTATAATCTCTATCAAATTTTACAATCTTCATTGAATTGCATTTATACTCTTCAGGATATTGCATTCTAAAGTGTGTATAATCTGATAGTCTACTAGCACTCGATGCATCATGCATAAATTCCATCCAGTGCTCAAAGAATTTAATTGCTTTATAACTCCTATCAACATAAAATGATAAATCGATAGGTGTAAATGTCCTAGTATGGGGCATTGATTCTGCCACACCCATATAATCACCCACAATATCTGCAGTTGCATATGAACTTCCTGGAAGTGATGCAGAGTGGCATAATAAAGTAATATCAGAACTTACAAATGATGAGAACACTCCCCTTGCAGAAAGATGTCCCATTAATTTTGGTTTTAAACCACTAAATTTAACCTCAAAATGAGACGTTTGTGCCAAAGTTGTCAGAACTGGTTTAAAATCTGATATCTTTTTCGGACTAGGTGCTGGCACTCTAAATACCTATTATTATAGACTGTGTGTAGTTATTTAGATGGCATATAGAGGAAAATTTCAACCTTCTTATCCAAAAAAATATAAAGGTGATGTTAGAAATATAATCTATCGCTCTCTCTGGGAGCGTAAATTTATGGTGTATTGTGATTTGAATGAGAATATTCTTGAATGGGGAAGTGAAGAGATTGCCTTACCATACCGTTCACCCATTGATAACAGAATTCATAGATATTTTCCAGATTTCTATATCAAATACAAAAACAAATCTGGAAAGATAGTAAAGTCTCTTATAGAAGTAAAACCATTAAAACAAACTACTCCCCCACCAAAACCACAAAGACAAACAAAAGGATATCTATTCGAAGCATACGAGTATGCCAAAAATCAGGCAAAATGGGAAGCAGCAAGAGAGTTTTGTAAGGATCGTATGTGGGAGTTTAAAGTTCTAACAGAAAAAGAACTCGGTATTAGATAATGCCAAGAAAAACACTAAAACAAAGAAAAAGACCTACAGATACAGATAGTAATCGTAATAGGATTCGTGAAATCAGTGATGATATGATTGGATTGAAGAATCCAGATGATTTTATGGTAGCAATACTGGAAGCAGTAAAAGATACCTATACTCCAGTACCAGAACCAGGTAAAGTATATGTTTTTATATACAAACCTAAAACTTCTAATATAAAATACGACCAAAATCCATTTGTAGCAGTAACAGATATTTTTTCCTGGGGATTCCGTGGTCTAAACTTTCATTGGGGTGAAACTAGACAATACACCTGGAATGAAATCTCTGGAAACATGTATGAAATATATTCTTCTGAAGTAAAAGACTTACAACAGATACCTTTTCAAAATTTCAAACTAAATAGTTAAAAAACGTGTAATGTCACACACAGATCTTCATGCAAAAACTGAAGCATTAGCATCCAGTGGTCAGTCTAGTTCTTCGGTAAAAGCCACTACTAAGTCCTCTGCTGGTAATGCAATATCCTCTGGTGCGAAGAAAAGTGGTTCAAGTATATTCAGATACCCATATAAACCCTACACCGAAGATGAAAAACAAAATGGTAGGGATTATCTTAGAATACAAATTAAAGAATTGGAATATGGGGGATTTAATTCAGACCAATCAGCTCAAAAATTATTAAATCCGCCATCACAATCTAAAAGTAAACAAAGTTTAAAGGCGACAATATATTTGCCTATGCCACAAAATTTGCAAGATAGTAATTCTTTGGGTTGGGGTGATGATCGAATTGGTCCTCTTGGAGCAGCCGCATATAGTTTGGGAGAAGGTGTAATCTCAGGTGAAATTCAAAATACTTATGAAGCTCTTAAAAATGCGGTGGAAGGTCTTACTAAGGATGACTCTGCACGATCTGCATTACTTTCATATGTAACAGGAATGGCTTCTGGCGGTATTGGTGGTAATATAAGTCCTCAATCTGTTGTTACAAGGGCAACAGGACAAATACTGCAAACTAATTTAGAACTTCTCTTCCAAGGAGTCTCTTTGAGAACTTTTTCATTCCCTTTCAATTTTGCTCCAAGAAGTCAAGAAGAGGCAGAAGAGGTTAAAAAAATAATTAGAGTTTTTAAAAAGCACATGTCTGCTAAAAAATCTGGTCAAGAAAACCTCTTTATCAAATCTCCAGATGTGTTTCAGTTAACTTTCATGAAAGGAACACAACAACATGAATATCTGAATTGCTTTAAATTGTGTGCTTTGACTGATATGTCGCTAAATTATACTGGATCAGGAACTTATATGACGTATGAAAAGGGTCAACCTGTTCATACAACAATGAATCTTACATTTAAAGAACTGTTCCCAGTTTATGCGGAAGAGTATGAAGAAGGACTTGGCGAAAAAGGATTAGGTTACTAAAATGACTTATTTCAGAGAACTACCAGACTTAGAATACCTTTCACCCTTACTTAGTAAGGGAACATCGAAAGAATATATTATGGTCAAAAATTTATTCCGTAGAGTAAAATTATTTGACTGGATTAAAGATATTAGTAATACTTTCTTGAAAATCCAAATAACTGAGTATGCTAGACCAGATATGATAGCAGAAGAGTATTATGGGTCCGCTACTTATGATTGGGTAGTTTTATTGACAGCAGATATTGTAAATGTTCAGGCACAATGGCCATTATCAAATTATGACTTAATAGAATATGTTGAAGAAAAATATGGTGTTGAGAATGTAAATGATGTTCATCATTGGGAAACTGTGGAGGTCAGAGACCAAAATGGTAGATTAGTGCTTCCTGCTGGTAAAATTGTAGATGAAGGATTTACAATAAATTCCCCCGATGGAGTACATTCTACACAATATAGAATCATCAGGGGATTTGAAGATGAAGTTTGGACCGATACTGTAAATCCTGTCAGTCCTGTAGTTGGTGTTAGTAATTACGAATATGAAAATAGAATAAATGAAGATAAAAGATCAATTTCTATTTTAAGACCAGACTATCTCCAACAATTCATCAATT